GTTACTCCGAATGGATGTATCACTATCATCGATCGCAGTTGACATCTTGGAATGTCTAAAAATATCTTTAAACCCATCAAGATTAGTCGATGCATATGATTTGACGGCATCTACAACACCTGCCTGAATAGTTCCCTCTGGACTCAATGCGACAGTATCATTATATTTAACTTGACTTGAAATTCCTATGAATGTATAATCTGGATCTACTATTGTGGGTGTTATACATAGAATTTTGTTTGGTGCTAATATCTCATCCGTGATCTCAGTCTTATCTGCATCTGTAAGCGTATATCCTGTTTGTGGTTTGATTGCAATAAAAACCTTACCATATTCAGGTGGATCGTTTTCCTCACCACCCCATGTAGAAACTGCAGCTGCATTTGGAAACTTATTCTGTATAAATGTCTTATAGTCATTTGCGGTCACAGTTCGTTTTTGTGTCTGGAATGACTTAGGTGCAAAAAACTTCACTGATTCATTGGTTTCTGGAACTGCACCACCCGTTGTAGATGATGTAACTGCAACATCAGTAGTAGATATTCCAGAAATTGAAGTGGACAATTCAAAGGATCTAGTACCACTTGCATCATTTGTACCTATCCCATTAGCACCTGTTCCAGTAGATATCATATAATCTAGTTTTATTATATTTCCTGTATTCAATTTCTTACCAAATACACCATCACCAAAAGTAAGTAGGTAATTCCCACTCTCAACTTCCTCTAAAAAATAAATTTTTGAGGTTGATGTAAGAGAGGATATCTCATCAAATTGGGTATATGTAAATATTCCTGTATCAGTTGCACTATTCTGTACTTGAACAGTGAGTGTCGAAATATCTGCATTTTCTTGTAATTCAAACCTCTGACCTAAATTATTAGTATCGACTACATAGTTCTTGGCTGTCTTTTTTCCTTCATATAACACAACACCTGTTATGGTAAATTCGGTATCTTCTCCATCTGCAGGCAAGGTAGAATATGCATCCAATGTAGAAAAATTATAAGTGGTTCCATCACTACCAGTTGCAGTAAACTTACCACCCACAGGCAAAGTAAATACTGTATTCACCGCAGGGGTAGGTGGTGCAGTTAATGTCAATGCAACCGTTGCAGTTGCACTTTTTGCAGAAGTAGGTACATATCCCAAATGTTTTGCAATAGATGCAATAGATGTCCTATTAGATGCACTATCCAAAAACATCTCATTGGCTACCATATTTACATAATATGACATATAATGTGTGTTGTATGCTAGAACATCCATAAGGATATTCAGTGCAGACCCTTCAAATCCATAATCTTGGAAATCGGACTGTGATGAAAAATAATCTTTAAGATTATTCTTTATACTATCGAAATCTAATTCGGTTACTCTTAAATTTGTCGTTGCCATATTACCTTATCCGTTCTAATAAAAATTCCAATTCTTGTATATTGACTGGACTTGGATCGTTCAGTATACTATAAACTAGGGTAACTTGATATGTTTCAAGATCTGTCGAGGCAAATACATCTACTGTATTTAGTACCACCCTGGGTTCATATGCTTTTATACAAATCTCTATAGCCTTTGCAATAACAGTTGCCGTAATAGGTGACGCAAGTTCAAATAGATAGGAACGAACACTACAATGTATCTCAGGATGAAATGGTTTTTCATACCTCTCCATCATCACTAGTGTTTTGATAGATTGTTTCACCGAATCTTCATAAGTTTTAGTTCCAACATCCTTAGTTACCAAATTTCTACCAAAAGCTATATCTATATCATTATACTTTCTAGTTTGTATGAGCATAGTCTATTCCTATTAGGTAATATCTGCGAGTTCTGCAGCTGTAGTTATTGCCAAAGACTTGACTTCTGATACTGCTATTATTGGTATCATTGTTTCAGACTGTAGTTTTGAGGTATCCACTGGATTATTATTCGCAACTGCACCAAATGGATGCGGTGGAAGTGCAATTGGTGCAATTGCTGCTGGTGAAGTAGCAGAAAATAAAGGCGATTGAATCTGTCCCAGATTAGCAGGATTCACAAATATATTATTATCAACAACAAGTGATCCCTTTATATGGACATCTCCTATCAATGTAATTCCATCAGCAGTCTCTATAGATAAGTATCCAGTACTCATACCTACGGTTCCTGTAATAGTATCCGTTGTCATGTAAATCGAATCAGTGGATTCTACAACCTTACTCTTACTTACTTCCTTGGTCTTACCACCTATATTTATATTTAGATCACCCTCTATGTGAATATTTTTGTCATCTAACGTTAATTCGTAATTCTTACCCTTGATCTTCACTACCTGTCCACCATCAGGATGTATCTCATAAAAAGAACCAGAGCGATGACTAATCGATATCCGTTCTGCACCCTTAGTATCATCTACCTCAAATACATGACCAGATTCACTTTCAGTTACCTTGTTATATGGATATACAGCTGCATATTTGGTTTCTGGTTCTGATATCAGGGGAAATGGATCTAAAATAGAACTCTTCGTCAAGGAATTAGTACCCAACAACGTACCCGTTTTCTCACCAACAGCAAGTTTATGAGTATTCATTTCACCAACATCCTTTTCTGTTACCAATAATGGTTTATCTGGTTTTGCTGGGTTATTATCAGGGTCATTGAATCCCTTTCCTGGTGTATTCTTATTCACCATTCCAGAATCTATCTGATGTGTCATAACTGGTTCTTGTGCATTCCTACCATCACGGAAAAATCCCATTACCCAAGTACCCTCTCTGGGTCCTGTCGGGGTACTATCTGGTTCTGAAGTTATCGGAGTTGCAGGATATGCCCATGGCAAATCATTAGTAGGTATCATATTCTTATCTTCTGTATGAAACCCAAGAATCCGAACCCTACATCTGCCTATTTTCAATGGATCAATTCTATCCTCAACCACACCTTGCCACCAAATGTACTCAAACCCCATGAAATTCTGTGTATTTTCCATCACACTGACTCCTTTCGTAATGGTGTAAAATATGAATCCTTCACAAGTTCCAATACGGTTTCATGTGATTCCTTTGAGAATTTATTCCTTACTGCTAATACGATATAATTACCAGAATACAACACATCTTCTGATATTTCCCCAGAATTACTTGCACCAACATTAGGACATTCAAAATAAATCAAATCACCAGATCTCCTATGGGGGTCTCCAGGAACAGTGAGTACTAACTTATAGGTATTCAATTGTTGTAACTGTGAAACTCTAGATTGTATAGTCCGTTCATGATGTGATGTATTTCTATTTGGAACCCTAATTCCGCCATACAATTGATAATGTACTGGAATCATCATCCTATGACTATCGTACTTTTCTGAAAAATCATCTAATGTATCACTTTGTAACATAGTCGATTGTTGATTTTCACTTGTATTATTGGAGGTATTATTTTCTTCAACATGAATATAATCCTCATAAGTTTCTTTATAATCAAAATCATACTCAGTATATGAACGTCTGACTATATCATGGGTTATCAACTTATTCCCGTACATACCCAATGATAGATTATGCAAGACATTAAAGGTTTGGTCTACCATATAATTAGTAGCCATAGTATAATCATCACCCTCACCCACATTTTTTATTCCATATATGTATTTCATTTTAGTTCCATCAGGATATAACCCCATATCTTTCCGAACCTCATCTATCAACCCTTCCAACGAAACAAAGTTAAATCCATCAAGAGTTTCAAAAAAGAAATAATTTGCACCATTATATTCCTCTGACATCCCCCTAGATGACAACCAAGTCATACTATAGAATGGACTCCAATTAGGTATTATTACGTCATGTAGATTTCTAGTTTCTTCTATTACCAAAGACTTATCCGATTCAATATAATCCTCATAAATAGATTGCACAATATCAGAAATATTCTTCCCTATATAACTCTTACTAATCTTCGTATGTGAATTGATTATAAATTCTTCTGAAATAAAATGTAATACATATCCTGCAGATTGTTCACCTGTGATATTATAATCAGAAACATTATATATACGAAATTCCTTAGTAATTGGATTTGATTTAGTTATATCGGGGTTGTCGAAAGTTATCGTAAATGTCTCATATCCGACTATCGGATAGACGGCCAATAAATTTGTTGTATCCGCTAATACCATATTACCTGTCAATGTATGCTTGAATACACTTTCATATAAGTTCAGTTCGATCAATATCTCCCTCAAAGATATATTATTATTTAATGGAGAGGATAAACTTATATCGTGCAATATGAAGTCACCTGGGACAATAGTATCACTTGGATTTGTTGTAAATTTTGCCATTACCTATTTAATTCTACCTTTAGTTCTGAATCCAATATACTAGCAAATCCTTCCATCAGAACGTTTATGGTTCGTTTTTTCTCGTTTTCTTCCATTTCATAATCAAAATTATTAACAACGGTTGGAGCAGGCACCACATCTCTATCCACTATATCTGAATCGGAATTGATATAATGATGGGGTGCAAAAATTGAATCAGATATACTTGATATCTTACCTACCGCACCACTGTCACTACCCTTTACAAAATGTTCAATTCCTTCCTCTGTCTCAAAAGTACCACTTGTTACTGAATATGTCAAATCCAATTCAGTTGGATTGAATTCAGTAACGACTCCAAGTCCATTCATTCCACTAGAACTACCCGTAGACAAATATTCCGTAATCGTTTCACCAACAACAAAAAATCTTTCTATGGGATCAGATTCTACTGCACCATATGACCCATCACTTAAATGTGTTGTCGGAAATACTATCGTCTTACCTGGATATTTATTTACAATAAACTTCTCTATTTGTTCATTATCAAGTATCCAATCATAATAGGGATCTTCAACATTATTGATCATCATCATAATCCAATGTCTGTCTACGACTCCATATTCCATATGAGATACGATCTCTGGTCTCTCATAAGAATTCAATACCCTTTCATAGTAATTGGTTGTGAAATTACCTATATTCTTCCTGAGTGCAAGTCTCCTGAACACATCAGTCACCTTGATATTGGTTTTGGTATCATCCATATCATAATCCATAGTTGGAAAATTATTGAAATACACGCTATCCTCCTACCTTTAATCCGAAAAATTGCCTGCGTAAGTTGTATGATTAAGATTACCTGCGAGATCTGCCTTTCCTAATGTTTCTTTAGTTACGAGATCAAGTTCCTTGAATGACAACTCCAATTCAGTTACTATAGGTTCCCCTCCAGGTAATGATTGAAAACTACCTTCTGAGGTATAATTAACTGAAACTTTATCAAGTACACACCTACCTATTCTAGTAAGATGTTCATTAGTTACATACTTACCATTTTGTAGAGTCAAAAAATGAATATCAAATTCACTTGGATATGTAAAATACTTACCCGACTCAGAATAACTAGGACTCGACAGATATTTAAAAGTCTCCACCAGAGTTTTTACGTCTGCAGCTTCATTTGGTGATATAGGTATCAACTTGTGCTTAAACGAGAAATCTCGAAAATTCACACCCTTGAAAAAATACTCTTCGTGTGTATTGAATGTAACTCCCTTCTCTCGTCTACCTCCTGTTCCTGTTATTCCTGCCTTTGTCTCAGACCACCAATCACCTGCTTTGCTCATAAATGTACCAAAAAATCCCCGTGTATCGATCCTCTCCCATGTAGCAGCAGACTTGGCAACCTTATCAGTTTCTGCGGCCCATTCAAGAGTTGTTTCATCCTGAATTGTTTCTGGTAAAGGAAACACCATAGTACGCACTATTTGCACATTTTTTGAGGGATCTCTCTTATTCCCATATCCATGATACATCATAAAATGTCTTAATTCGGTTTCCTTATCACTGTCTCTCATCCCAGGTGCATATAAGATCTGTGCAGATCTGTCACCAAAAGCATCTGATATTGATTCACCAAATTCTTGAGCAAAATAATTTAATCCACCCTTCCCTGTTCTAGGTGTCGTATCCTTGTTAAGTTGGGCCTGTTTCTGTTCATTAACTGCAGCTTGTGCTGCCAATTGTTTAGGCGCAACTGGACCAGAAGAATAAACAAGATTACCCAAATTCAATATTGTAGTTATCATACATCATCCCTCCTTATTACTATTTATAAATAATTGTATGGCATACAAAGGGAAATATATACCTACAAA